GTAACACTAAGGAAGTAGAGGTAGAAGCCTTGGTAACTTTAGATGACGTTATCTTATATGAAGCTACACCACATACAGAAGTGCGTAAGGTTAAGCATACGTCTGATGAGGGTGTGGAAACTTATGGTGATGAAACTGATTCATACACCAGAGAGATTAATATGACTATGCATTTCGATGCTATTGACCCACTAGCTGATGTAGACCCTGCGTTTGTATCTTTGAGTAAGGACTAATGAATTTGCAAGCAACAATTTATAATTTGATTATTAATTTAATCGGGGTGTAAGAAAACCCCTGTACCAGAAGGACTTAAAATGGAAAATAGAGTGGAACGCTTAGAACAAACAACTGCCCGACACGATGAACAAATAGCTAAGTTGTTCTCTCAGATGTCAGATATGAATGTACACCTAACTAGTATTCAAAAGACTTTAGACCAAATTAAATACATAGCCGTAGGTATGGTTGTTTACTTCTCACTGCAAGAACTTGGATTCTTCGCAGCTTTTAAAGTAGCGTCTAAAGTAGTGGCTTAATAAAAGAACATGAAAAAATATTTAATAAGAAATAATCAAGGTCAATTCAAACAAGCTATTTGGTGGGAGAAGTTGATCTATGCTCTTAAACAGAAGCTGAAAAAGCTGTTGGATATTTAATTATGCTAACCTTACTGACAAATGCTATTCCAGTTGTTCTAGGATTTCTAGCCAAGCTAACAGCTATAAAGACGCAGCTTGCAGCAGACAATCAAAAGCTTATGGTTGAGGCGTTGATGGTTAAGGCGGATGCTATTAGTCAAGCAAGAGAGGCACAACAAAAGGAGTCACCTTATTCAGCTTTTACACGAAGAGTATTCATCTTTGTGGTCTTAGGTATGGTGGTGTTTATGGTAGTAGCTCCTGCAATATTAGATATACAAACTGTGATTCCAGTGGTGAGAGAAGGTTTTAGCTTCTTGGGCTTTGAAATTACACCAGATAAGACAGAGTTTATAACAGTCAAGGGTATGTTACTACTTGAGGAGGTACGGGCTGTATTTGTAATGATTGCTGAGATGTTCTTCGGGGCTACCTTGGCTAAATCAAGATGATAATTAACCTATATTAATAAAAAGGAAGGTAAATATGAATAACAGCGAAAGAACTAAATGTGAAATATGGACTAGGGTTATGGGGTATCACAGACCGATTAAAAGTTTTAATCCTGGCAAGCAATCAGAACACGCTGAGAGAGTGTATTTCAAGGAGAAATAATGAGCAAGTGCGTCTTAATATTTACAGCTGGAATGATAGTTAGTTTGGCTAGTTATGCCTTCTTTAATCAGATGATGCAGATGCCTAATCAAATGATGAATATGGGGAGTCAGATGATGATGCCACAGCAACAAGGATGCAACTGTGACTGTAAGCCTAGATAGTTAATCTTCATTCTCCACTTCAATCATATCATTATTGTTTTCCTATTAACACCTGTTACTAATCTATTATCAAAGGTGTGTCTTAATTTGTTTGGGGGGTGCTACTTACGGTAGCAAATCGCGCGTCTTTTATATTAACGAGGTTAAAACTTTGAGGAGATTACACCCCGAACGATCCTACGATTAATCGCTTTTGTTACCAAATATCACCATCTTCACCAGTAGGTGTAGCATCTTCTTTCGGCTTCTGAGCCTCTTTAGGCTTACCGATAGATAATGATATAAACTTATTACCATTCTGTGAAACTTTAGACCAACCGTTCAGCCAGTGATCCGTTCCGTTAATGTTAATTGTACCACTCAAGTCAGGATGTTTTTCAGTTTCCTTTTTATTATTCTTAAATAGTACGCCTCTGTTAGTGTCATCAAAGTCACTCATTATTTTATCTCCGTTATATAGTATTTAACAATAGGTTTTCCACGATAGGTTTCCAGATCTACATCCTTTAACTCAGGTATCTTGGCATAAGATATGCGACCCTTGCCTTCTGATCGTTTGAACCTTACTCCGCCACCAGTACAAGAGTTACCATCTGATAACTCTATTAACTCTTTACGGATTTCCTTTTCTCTCGCATTGAGAGTATCAAGTTGAGAGTGAATACTACGCCATTCCTCGGCTAGAGTAATCCACTCATCATCTTTTCTCTTGGTAAAGTCTTTTTCACCTGTTGGTGGTGCGCCATCATACGAATAGTATTTCTTCCACGCATTAAAGATTTCTTTTTGTTTGTCTAAATTAGGTTCAATCTTCTGCATTACTGCTGAATGATTATGTATGTCATATACCCAGAATATTAATTGTTTAGCGCCAGTTACTAAAAGCTGTTGCTGTGTTTGTAAGTCATACTGATCGGGTAATTCTTTACCAGAGGTCATGATTTCCCATAATTTAGAGTCTTCTCCTTTCATAGGTATCTTGATTTCAGCTACTATTTTCTTTTCACCATTCCAGCCATCTAATGATGCACCTATAGGAACTCCATCAATATGGCATAAAACAACGACTGGATTAAACTTGATACCCATGTTCTCTTCAAGAGATTCTCTTGCTACAGGCTCATATTTTGTACCTTGTTTCATAGCATCAGAAACAAACACTTTTCTTACTCCAGTCTTGACTTCATACAACTGTAATGGGGTGGCAGGCATCCAAGGAGATTTGCTCATAACTGCAGCAGCTTCAGATGCCATACCGTAACGAGATCGTACCTTTAACCACTCATCACTTCCTTGGGGAAGGTCAGTGTCCTTGATAAATTGTAAGTCAGTTATTTTCACTTCTTTACCTCAGTAACTTTAGCTTTTCCTTTAGGTTTAACTGGTTCTTCATCCTCGAATGGCAAATCCTCCCCTCTGTATATATACAGACCTAATCCATGAAGGGCAAGGCATTTAGCCAAGCAACGCTTGATAGAGGTATTAATTTCAAATGAGTTAGGGTTTGGTATAGGTTTATTAACATGATTAAGGACTGGTAGTATTTCAGTACGCTCAAGACCTTTAATAGTAACAGTAACTTTCACATAGCAACCCGACTGATCTCTTAGGAACGGCACTAATATATCTGTGTTTGCTTTAGTGCCTACTTTAAATGTATCAGACATCTTAATAGCAGTACCATCACCGTCATTACTATATGTGTCATGCACTTCAAATACACCTTGCATCATAGGGAACTCGTGAACTACCCAAGTAGTATCTGGATAAATTCTAAGTACACCTGTTAGTGCATCAGTCCAAGACAAATAAGAGAGTTTTCCCTTTTGTCTTTTATATTCGTTAGCATTTATATTTTCTAAGACGCTGAATACGTCTTTTTTCTTGGCTGTAGCCATGATTTTCTCCTATTATTATGTAAAAAGAACTTAGATTATAGCAGTAACTATTTACTTAGGTAAACTATTTTAATAATTTAGACGAAAAAAAACCCCCAAGTGATAATCTCGGAGGTTTTAAAAGACTTCTAAAACTGTTCGGCAGCACTTGGATAGTCTTTAGTTATAATGCCATGGAGCGACATAAAACTTATGGTTATTATACATCATTTTAATTAATTGCAAGTTTTTTTGAAAATTATTTTATTTGCACAATATTTTAAGGTATATTTAAATCTTCGGTTGCACTTGGATCGGTCTAAACATCACCTATCAAGTAAAAAAAGAGGAAACCCCTTAGCCAACCGTTAAAGTGTAAGTAGAGTTTAAATTACTAGACGATATATTGGGTAATAACCCTTGTCCAAAGATGATTTGAGCAGATAACAGCACAAGGGGGTGGCGCATAGAGTCATAATGTTATCAGTAGGGGGTTCTATCACTGACCCTACCCCAGGATATGAAGGCTAACTTTGTCGGATAAATTCTTGTGGCGATCTAGGGTTTGGTTCATACCTGCCCTAGGGTAATATCGCCCAGAGAAACTTCAGGTCTTCATTATCGGATAAACTTTAACGTAACAAGGGGAAACATGGAGCTTAGAAACTATCAAGAACAAGCAATAACTGATTTATCACACTCACTTGGTAAAGGTAATAGGAGAGTCATACTGCAAGCCGCAACTGGTAGTGGTAAAACTGTTATGGCATCAAGCATCGTGAAACGAGCTGTAGATAAAGGCAGTACAGTTTTGTTTCTAGCACACAGAAGAGAGTTAATCTCGCAGTGTTCTAACAAACTTAATATCTTTGGAATAGGTCATGGCATTATTATGGCTGGTGAAGTAACAGAGGCTTGGCATCAGGTTCAAGTAGCATCAGTAGATACTCTAAGAGCAAGAGCAATAAGTTCTAAACGTATGAGATTACCTAAAGCAGATATTATTATTATTGATGAGTGTCATAGGACTTTATCAAATACATATAGAAAAATTATTAATGAGTATGATGGTAATGTTGTATTAGGATTAACTGCAACACCTTGTAGGGGAGATGGATTAGGGTTGGGACATGTTTATTCTGACATGGTATGTGCGCCCACAATCAAACATTTAACAAACGAAGGTCATCTTGTACCAGCTAAATATTTTGCACCATCTATTCCAGATCTAGCAGGAGTAAAAATTACAGCAGGTGATTACAATAATAAACATCTTGCAAAGAGAATGGATACTCCTAAACTAGTAGGTGATGTGGTTACTAACTGGACAAGTATCGCACAAGGGAAGACTACCGTTGTATTTGCATCATCAGTACAGCACTCTATTAATTTGATGGAGTCATTTCAAAAAGCAGGCATAAAAGCAGCACATATTGATGGCTCTACTGAAACAGAAGTGAGAGATTTAACATTAAAACAGCTTGAAGATGGTGAAATTACTGTACTATGTAATTGCCTTGTTCTTACTGAAGGATGGGATTGTCCTTCAGCAGAGGTTTGCATACTCGCCAGACCTACAAAATCACTGGGTTTGTATTTACAAATGGTAGGTCGCGTACTCAGACCTATGGATGGTAAGGATGAGGCAACTATAATTGACCACTCGGGTGCAGTCTATGAGCATGGTTTTGTAGATGATGAGTTTGAGTGGGATTTAGACCCTAAGAAGAAAATCCAAGAAAAGAAAAAGCGTGAAACAAAGCGTGAAACACATCCTATAACATGTGAGAAGTGTTTTACCGTCTACTCAGGTGTGAGAGTATGTCCATCTTGTGGATCAGTTCATATTAAAAAAGGTAGAGCGTTGTTTGTGGGCGATGGTGAGTTAGGTGAGATTGATCGTAACTCTAGGAAGATTAAGAAAAAAGAATATTCATCAGACCAAAAGAAAGAATGGTATGCAATGCTAAAAGGTTATGCTGCAACCAAGGGGTATAAAGATGGCTGGGCATATTACAAGTATCATGATAAATTTGGTTCAGCACCACCTTGGAAGAAAACCAGTACAGTTAAACCAAACCCAGAAGTGATGTCTTGGATAACATACATTAATATTCGTAATTCTAAAAAGAGGTCAGCATGAAGATAGAACACGAAGTAGTGGGTAGATGGTTAGATGTTCTAGTAACGTTGGGTGTAGACAGGAGGTACTTAGTAAACAAACATGGCAAGTGTCCTTTCTGTGGAGGTAATGATAGATATAGATTTGACAATAAAAATGGCAATGGTACTTTCTTTTGTAACCATTGTGGCGCAGGTGATGGATTTAAATTCCTTAAAAAGATGTTCAACTGGGATTTTAAGAAATCAGTAACTGAAATAAAACAAATAATAGGAGATTGTAAGGTAGTAGTTATGAAAAAAAGAGATCCAAGAATAGCATTAAAGAAAATTGCAAACATGGCACAGCCAATTAAACACGATTCTGATTTAATACAGTATTTTAGTAACCGTGGAATAACATCATGTCCAGACTCATTAAAGGAGGCTCAATTATATTACTTTGAGGATGGAGTAAAGACTGGTCCATTCCCGACATTAGTATCGTTAATCACTGATTCTACTGGTAAAGGTGTTTCGTATCATTTAACTTATACACATAGACAACACAAGCTTAAATGTTCAGCACCTAAAAAGATAATGACTCCAGTAACTACAATGAAAGGATCGTATGTTGAGTTGTATCCAATGGAAGAGCATATTTGTGTAGCAGAAGGAATTGAAACTGCATTAGCTGTGAGAGATTTAACTGGCTTACCTGTAATATCCGCTTTAAACGCTCAAAACCTTGCAGGCTTACTCTTACCTGATTTAGTAAAGAAAGTCGAAATTTGGGGTGATAATGACGCTTCTTACTGTGGACAGAGAGCTTCTTATGCTCTAGCAGAGCAATTAACACGCAAAGGAGTGGAAGTTATAGTACATATTCCACCTGTTCCAGGAAAAGACTGGTTAGATACGCTGAATGAAACTCAGGATGATATTTACAAGGATTGGCAAAAGACAGCAGAGCCAAAAGATGTAAATGCAGTAAAGGAATTAGTAAAAACTTTTAATAGTAAGATGATTTTTGGAGAACCAGCATGAGTGAAGACTTTAAAGAACAAAAACAACACGAAATTAGAGAAAAGTGGGCGAAATATGCTAGTGCTAAGGCAGAACATGCTTATTTAGAGCATTATCGTAAGTCATTACTTGCTATACTACAAAAAGAGTATATGAAATCTGGTCATACAACTGTTGCAGCACAAGAGCGTGAAGCAAGAGCAGATGATAGATATATAGAAGTTTTAGAAGGTATTAAAGTAGCAGTAGAACAAGAGGAGGCAATGCGTGGGGAGTGTAAGATGGCGGAATGGCAATTTGAAGGATGGAAAGCAAGGGTCTATGCAGATCAACGTGAGGCAAAGCGATATGGCTACTAAACTAGAGAAGGAGTACATGAATAGAGTGGCAAACTTAGGTTGTATTTGTTGTCATATACTAGGCTTCCCAGAGTCTCCAGCAGAAATACACCACATTCGTACTGGTGTAGGTATAGGACAAAGATCGTCAAACTACGATGTTATCCCATTATGTCATACTCACCACAGAACTGGTGATTGGGGTACTGCTTATCATAAGGGTTCAACTGCTTTTGAAAAACAATATGGTACTGAATTAGAGCTATTAGAAATTGTAAAGGAGGCTTTAAATGGGCAAGATGCAGAGAACTAAAGGTCAAGTGGGCGAGAGAGAGTTTGCTAAACTAATTTTCACTAACCTTGGTATAGAATGTAAGCGTAGAGTTGAGCAGACCAGAGATAGTGGTCATGATTTAGATTTGATGGACTATGCTATCGAAGTTAAACGAGCAAAGAAGACTAATTTAAGCGGTTGGTGGAAGCAGACTGTTGAAAATGCGGTTGTAGCCAACAAGATACCTTTGCTTGCTTATAGGATTGATAACCAGAAATGGCAAGTGGTAATGAGTTTCCGTCATACTCTGAACAGTTTTGCTGATGCAGACATGAACGATCTGGAAAAGACCATTACATTCAGAGCAGACGGTTGGTTTGCTTATGTTAAGACTAGATTATAAATTCGGCTACCTTTGCAGTTTAGATATTTTTCCCCTTAAATAGGGGATTACCCAATGAGGTACGTTTCTATCCGAACGCCAAGAAAACACAGTTTTTTCACTACGTTTGACTAGTTTGGCGACTTCCTTTGAAGTTAGTTCTTCCTTTGCCATAATATTAATTAGTTTTTGTCGATTATTTATGTTCATAATAAAGGGGCTTTCGCCCCAACTCCTATTTTTTAAAGTGTAAGCAAACTGGTAAAGCCACCAGTCCGATAAGAAATGCTATTGTAAGCACAGTAAAAGCACATATTAAAAATTCCATTATTTGCGCTCCATAAGTAAATTACTATGCTCTCGTCCAAAGTTCTCTAACAGTTCGGCTAGTTGCCCCTTGGATAAGGTTTCAAGATACTTAATAAGAAAATACTCTGCCTGGTACTGGTTTGCGCTTGTGTACTCTAGCCACGCCTCTTCTGTCTTAGTCATAAAACCACCGTTATCATTTTCTCACGACCATCAGCACTAAGCGTTATTTTAACTAAATCATAAGAGATTAGCGTATTAACTGCTCTCTTAATCGTTGAAAAGCTTACATTGTTAAAATACCTATGTCGCATAATTTTGGCTCTAGTCGTTGGCGCTACACTAGCAAGGCATAGAATGTCAAACTCTACGTTGCTAATACCAGGCTCGATTTTTTGTTTTAAGTTTCGTATATAGACAAGTCGTATCCACGACTCTTTTAACTTATTATCCATCTTCATTCTCCACAATCATATAAAGCAACCAGGCTTGGTATAGTATTGATAATCCTAATAATATCTCAAACATCACACGCCTCCTCTTGGCACTATTTCCATTTCTGTGTCGCTTGTCCAAAAAGCACCACTACTATTCCCCTCATCATCAGCACTTGCCATAATCCAAGTACCATCAGTAAAGAAAATAATAGGCGCTGAGTGCGACCAATCTAGTTCTTCCATTTCATCTACATCTGTGTATCTGATATGGCTAACTACTTTGCCTTTAAATATCTTAGTGGTATCACCGCTCCAATCTCTCATACTTCCTCCTCGTGCATACGTTCGTTACTATCCCAATCACCATCAACTTGTATTTCAACCCACTTAATTAGCTGACGTAATCTAAGAATTAAATCACTAGCTTCTTTAGGGTAAGGTACTTCAGTTGTATCTATGAAAGTCATAGCATCACATACAGTATCCATTGCTTCATCATTAGTTATCATACTTCCTCCTATTAATATTCAAATGTATCTAATGGTTTGTTGTTACTCCCTTGGTCTAGATTTTCGTAGAAGTCTTTTATTGACTCCCATACAGTAACCAAACCCTCTCCGATGATCAACACCTTGTTGTTATCGTTTACTTGCACAAGGTAATTACCTCCGCCAGTATTTATTTTTTCTGTGGTCATACGTCCTCCTCTAAATCTTCCACAGTAGAACCAGCATTCATAATACCGTTTTCAATTGCCTCATCTAGGGCATCATCAATATTATATTTCACCATATCCTTAAAATAATCATATTGCTTGTCATAGTACAGTGCCAGTATGTTATACATATCAGCACTATCAGTATAATATTGTGCTAGTTTATCGGTTAGACTCTCTCTAGTCATTTTATTTTCTGTGGTCATACGTCCTCCTTTGGATATTGAAACTCATTTACACGCTCCATATATAAATCTGAGCGGTATCCAATTTCAGCAGTTGATATTTGTATTTCCATATCTAATACCCTTATAAATATAGAACCGTCCATCTCATATGCATCTATACCTCCATCTTTAAAATAGGCTAATACATTTGTTCGTTCTAATAAATCATCATTTAGCATCATACTTCCTCCTCTAATGGTAAGCCTTTAGCTGTTACTTGTTCGCAGTCATAAACCGTACAACCACCCCAAGACATACCAGTGCTCCAAGTATCTTCATAAGCTTCTTGTTTTGCTAGTTCCCTAGCTTCCTCCTCAGTGTCAGCTTCAATCCTAGTTCTGTAGACCGTTTCTACATCTAATGCTATATTCCAGTGTTTCATTTTTCATTCTCCTTTATGTATTTATTCATAGCTTCAAAGGACTCCTCTTCAGATATTATTTCCTTATCAACCCAGGCAATTGTTTCACGAATTTCGTTATCTACACTCTCGTAGTATTTATTATTAATTAATTCAATAATGTTTAACCATCGTTCCTGCATATCTAGACTGTCCTCCCTTTCAGTAACTGCTAAGTAGTCTTCATAATCCCATTCAAAATTTAATGTTGTTTTCATTTTATTTCTTCCTTTGTTCTAGTTCGTCTTCCGACATAAAGTTTACTTGTATTGTATCCCCATCATCAGTTGTGAATGACCAGTCAAACGATAGGTTCATATACACTACGTCCTTAAACTCCTCTAAGTCATACTCAGTGATAGGTATGTTGATTTCCTTAATCATAAGAATTTACTCCTCATGTGTTCATCTACTGCAATACCGAAAGCACGACTACTGGTTAAGTTGTCTAATTTGTCCTCAACATCGTCTAGTACCTCGTCTTTTAAGTAGCTAACTTGCTCGTCAACTTCGTTTTCTATTCTTGTTCTAATATCTTTAAAGCCTGCCAAGTCCAGTAATAACTGCTTAACGTCTATATTGTTATTAAGCAATGTTATTAATTCTGCTCTAATAGGATTACTTTTGTAATTATCCAGTTGGTGCGTTAATACATCAATAGTATGTTCCAGTTTTTCAATACGCTTCATTGCGTCCTCGTCTTGTTCGTTAAATTGCTCCATAGCATTTACTCCTTTATTGTTATAAAAAAAACTCTACTGCGTCTTTGCTTGACCCAGTACAGATACCACCATCAATCTCCACAAAGGCAAATATTTCACCTACCTTTGTAGTTATTAATTCCTCACGATATACCCCAATTTCCCACGACTCGTCATCACGCTGGAATATGCGATATAAAATATCATCAATTTCAAATGCCACTATCTCGACTTCATCAAGTATAAGCGCATAAGTTTTAATTAAGTTTTCGGCTACCTTTGCAGTCATTATATTTTTGTCCTATTTATTAAAAAAAATTCACGATTAAAAGCCTAGCATTTGCCAGGCTCTCAATGATTAATTTTCTATTGGTCAATAGACGCAATAACGTCTATAAATTCGTTGGTGTACTTTGACTCGACATCTGTAGAAACGTACTTTGTGCGCCAGTCTTTTCCCCAGATATGTTTAAAATATTCTGGAGCATCACAATCCTCCTCCAAGTAGTAAAAACGTTTATTTTGCCTAGAATAGTTTGACGGCTTAAAACCTTGCATGTCTGAGCGTTTAACGCGCAAATACCCGTGCGTTGGTGTGCTAATCCACTCCATTATGCTACCTCCTCAAACTCTTTAACCAGTTCAGCCAGTACGTCAGATCTATCATAACCTACAACATCTAAGTCAATGTAACCCGTGTTGGTTTTTGCGCTACATCTTATATATTCATCATTAATACGACTGGTGCAAGAAAACTCCATGCTCTCGACTATTATATAAAAGTCATGAAATTGCTCGTTAAATATCTCGTGTAGTTCATGCTCGTCATTAAGTAAGCAATAAGCCGTGTCAGTGTAATTCCCTCTCACATCTCCGAACCTATGAAATTTAACAGCTAAAACAATGCCCTCGCCTTGCGCTGGTGTATATATTCTATAATCAAAATCGTTCGAAATCATACCCCCCCAGTTATAAGAATTGTCAGCGTGTTTATAGTCTAGATTTTCAATATCGTCAACACTTTCAACTTCTAATAAAGCGCATACCCTATTATTAGTAATTTCACAATCTCCCAGCGCGTCCACTAGTTCAAGTATATCGACTGTAATATCGTCCTCGCTTCGTGCTGGTAAAACTTGCGATTGCCCGAAAATATCAACCGTTGCGCCTCTCAGTTCTATTAAATCTCTTTTAATATCTTTTATCATAGTATTACTCCAGTATTGATTAATGCCAGCATAGTAATACAAAATACCATGCCAGCAATTATTAAAACATCTCTTGTTTTGTTTTCGTCCTCGACCCAGTTACTCATAACAAACCTCCAACCCAGCCTCGAACGTCCACGCGTCCAGCTTTTACATCGTCATCAGTTGGTGCTGGTATGTGCGATTGCTCCCAAGCCCTGCAAAGTCCTATCTCAATAGGTAACATATCCCAACCCACAACGTAGTAATTTTCGTTATAGTTTTCTACATACCCAGTTGTATTAACTTCGTATTCCGTTCCGATTGTCTTACTATGCCAATCAGCGAACGCGTACGCTTCGCTCTTGGTCATCTCTTGCGTTTCGTATGTTTCCATAGTTGTTGCTCCATGTTTGCAAAATTGCCTTTATATTATAAACATACTTCCCACTATGTAGCAATGTATTTATTAATTAATTCTATTTACTTGTTATCCATGCTTAACTGGTGCAATATAACCGCTCTAGCAATGATAATATCATTTGTGTAATGTTTACCAGCATAGGGGTGCGACAGCGACAACTAATAAAGGTTTAATACAATGCTCCTGGTATAGTGATTACCTATAACAGTTATATATATATAAACCAGTAACCCTAACCTGGTTAAGTGTTAATCAATAACTAACCAATAGATATTCAATGAATAACGTTGTTCATTCACTCTCACTCGCTCCCAGCATTTGTCGCCTGGTGTAAAAACCCTATAAAACCCCCGTGCTACAGCGATTTCACGCGATTTAAACGACCCCGACCCCCCAAACGGCTACCCGTGCTATATACATAAGGTTAATTCCACACAGCGGAGGGAAAATTGATTATAATTTACCTAAGTAAACAAGGTAACCAGAGAGGATTATGAGTACAGATTTAGTTAGAAACGACCAACAGGCAGAGTTTATAAGGCTTTTCGTGGGGTCACAGTGGGCAGGGAACGCTTCTGCTTGTGCTATTGGCGCAGGGTATAGCAAGGATACTGCAAAGCAGAAAGGCTATCAGTTGAAAAGGAAGTTTGCTGATAAGATCAAAGATGAAACCGTTAGAATGATTGCAGATAGCGCTACACTAGGGCTTGCAGGGGTTTTGGAATTGGCTAAAAATGCTACAAATGATAGCGTTCGATTGCAGGCTTGCAAGGATTTGTTGGATAGAGCAGGGTTTAATGCTATTAACCAGATAGAGATCTCAGGCATGGATAAGAAGTCAGATGAAGAGTTGAAGGAAGAGTTAAATCGTCTTTTAAACGCAAATATCATCGATGTAACCCCAGAAGTTTCTACACAGGTAGGAGTTTGATGTATATTAGATAAAACTAATAATACTGCTGTGTAAGGGATAAGTGACCAACGCTCAGTAGGGAAACACTTTTACTTTTTAGAGGGAAAATGAAGCATAATATTGAAGATTGTAAAGTTAAATTGAGATCGATCTGGAGTTTAGCTCAACAGATTAAAGTTGGAGTTAAGACTAATGATGTTGAATCTCATGTTATTGTAATGTTAGCTGAGATGATTCAACAAGATACCCAACTCTTGGCACAGGAAGAAGAATGAGTATTGAAGAAGCATTAAAAATTGCTAAAGAACTTCAGTTTAGGCAGGATCATAACAAGTTAAAGCATTATCGTCCTTATGATTATCAAGAGAAATATCATAATACAATAGCATCTCAGAAATTATTGATGGCTGGTAACCGTATTGGTAAATCTTTTTGTGGTGCAGCAGAATTAGCCTTTCATTTAACTGGATTGTATCCTAAGTGGTGGCAAGGTAGGAAATGGGATAGACCTATTAGAGCTTGGGCAGGTGGTGCATCTAATGAAACCACTCGTGATATTTGTCAAAAAGAGTTATTTGGACAACCTGACGACCCTTCTGCTAGGGGAACAGGTGCTATTCCTTTAAGTTTAATGGGTGAAACTACTCGTAAACCAGGTGTGCCTCACGCCCACAACTCTGCCATGGTTAAACATGTTAGTGGAGGCTGGTCGAGAATCGGTTTTAAAGCCTATGAGATGGGTAAAGAGAAGTGGATGGGTGAATCATTAGACGTTATTTGGCTAGATGAAGAGCCACCACAAGATATTTATTCACAAGCAGTTACTCGTACAGCAGATAAAGCAGGCATGGTGTATATGACATTTACTCCTGAGAGTGGAATGACTGAAACAATCGCTCAATTTATTAATGATCTTAAACCAGGTCAGTATATGCAACAAGCAGGGTGGGATGATGCACCTCACATGACTGAAGAGGTTAAAGAACAGATATTAGCAGCACTACCACCTCATGAAAGAAAGATGCGTGAACAAGGGATTCCTTCTCTTGGCTCAGGTTTAGTGTTTCCAGTGCCAGAAGATTCCATTAAGTGTGAACCATTTGAAATACCTGCTCACTTTCCCAGGGTTTGTGGCATGGACTATGGTTGGGATCACCCGACTACAGCAGCGTGGATAGCTTGGGATAGAGATGCAGATATTGTTTATATATATGACACTTATTCACAAAGACAAGAAGTGCCTGCAGTGCATGCAGCTGCTATTAATGCAAGACCAAAGTGGATACCAGTGATCTGGCCGAGAGATGGTCGTCAAGCAGATAAAGGATCTGGTACTCCACTAGCAGATCAATACCGCGAATTAGGTGTAAACATGCTAAAAGGAGATAATAGGTCTTGGGGTGGTTGGTTCACTAATCCTCCGATTGCAGGATTAAAAGAGGGTTCTGGAGGGGTTTCGTTAGAATCAGGTATAATGGACTTGCTTGAAAGGATGAAAACGGGTAGACTAAAGATATTCTCGAATCAGCCTGAGATATTTGAAGAATTACGGATGTATCACAGGAAGGAAGGACGAATTGTTCCGTTCAGAGATGACTTGATTTCTGCTATGAGATATGCTGTTTTGTCATTAAGACATGCTAGGGTACACGATACACAACCTAGACAGTATCAAGCAGATAGTGACTTTAATATATTTACATAGGAGAAAACCATGGGCGGAGTAGTAAGATTAGTCAAAAGCATGAGGCGTGGTAGTACACCTTTACCCGTTATGGATTTTAAAGATAGTGCTGGAGTATCAGCGCCACAAGATCTACAAGACGCTGGAAGAAGAGGTATGTCTGCAATTGTGACTGGAAAGCCAATTGAAAACGAAGTAGAAGCTCCACCAGAGACTGAAGAGACTTTACTTAAAAAGAAAGAGACTTTACTTAAAAAGAAGAAGAAAGGTCGTTACTCAACACTACTGACAGGCGGAAAAGGCGTTACAGGTGGTGTAGATATTGAAAAGAAATCATTATTAGGTAGTTAATATATTTACATAGGAGAAAACCATGGGCGGAGTAGTAAGAGTTTTCAAAAATCTCGTTGCACCATCGAAAGACCCAGCAGCGCCATTAGTAAGAGCGTTTGCTGCAAAAAAATCTGGAACAAACATTTTAGAAAAACCAGAAAGCGTTGTTAAAGATGTAATTCCAGATAATGAAGTAGAAATGCCAGAAGCTACAGAGACTTTATTGAAAAAAGAGACTTTATTGAAAAAAAAGAAAAAAGGTCGTTACGGCACACTACTAACAGGTGGAAAAGGCGTTTTAGGAAGTCCAGATATTAAAAAGAAATCACTATTAGGTAGTTAATATGGGAAAGAAAAGCGCACCACAGCCTTTTATTCAGCCGATGACATCTGTTCCAGATGCAGTTGATAGAGAAGAGTTGGATAAAAAGACTACAGAAGATATTGATAAAGCTAAGATAGCTAAAGCATCTACAAAAGATGGCGTTGCAGCGCCTCAAGCATCACTATTGGCTGAAAGAGAGTTTTGGAAAAAGAAAGAATCACTGCTTAAATGATCGAAATCAAACCTAATGCGGGGCAAGAAGTCACGGATTGGGTAGCAGAACGAGTAGATGCTACTACTTTTGGTGATAGTGTCAATTTTGGTTTTTTTGAAGATGACAAATTAGTAGGTGGAGTAGTTTTTAGTGAGTACCGTGTAGAGGATATTACATTCTCTGGTGCTTTTGAAGACAAAAGATGTTTCACGAAACGCAATTTGCGCTACTTCTTTGAATATCCTTTCAGACAACTCAAGTGTCACAGAATTACAGCATATACCGAAACGGACAACAAAAGGGCTAATAAGTTACTTAAAAACCTTGGTTTTACCCTTGAAGGGACTATGCGAGAAATATCAGAAAAGGGAAAGGATGCCAACATATATGGTATGCTTGACCGCGAATGTAAATGGTTAGGAGATAACAATGGGTAAGAAATCAGCACCGTATGTACCACCACCACCTGTAGATTACGCTGCAGAATCTCGTGCAAGAGAGGAAGAGCAAGAAGCTATGGATAAGGAACTTGAAGATACAAGAACAGAATTATTAGAGCGCAAGAAAAAAGGCAGATACTCTTTATTGCTAACTGGCGGTGAAGGAGATCAAGATGAAGCGACAATTAAAACTCGTTCTTTACTTGGCTCAGGTAAAAAGTAGGAGTAACGTATGGTCGAACAAATATTAAAACGATTAGCTCGTTTAGAATCAGGAAAACAAACATGGGAAGTTCATTGGCAAGAGATTCTTGATTATGTAATGCCTCGTAAGGCAGAAGTAACGGTTCAGTATGCTAAAGGTTCAAAGCGTACAGAGAAGTTATATGATTCTTCTGCTATACATGCGAATACATTATTAGCAGCATCATTACAAGGAACATTAACTTCAGCATCATTACCTTGGTTTCATCTAAGGGTTCGTGATGAGAATCTTAACCAGAGTAGAGATGTTCAGGTTTGGTTAGAGGATTGTCGAAATAGAATGTATAAGGCATTTAATTCATCTAACTTTAATACAGAAGTGCATGAGTTTTATCTTGATATTTGTTCTATTGGTACAGCGTGTATTGAAACAGAAGAAGCTGAACAAGGGTTTAACTTCAGAACATTACATATTTCAGAATATTTCATCTCAGAGAATCATGAAGGTAAGATTGATACCTTATATAGAAAGTTTCAATATACTGCTAGACAAGCCAAACAAAAGTGGGGTGATGCAGTAGGTCCAAAGATTCAAGAAGCTTTTGAGAATAATCCTGATAAGAAATTCACTTTTATTCATTGTGTAATGCCATCAGAGGAATATCATGGTGGTAAGAAGACAAAATTACCTTGGATTTCTATACATATAAGTAAAGAAGATAAAAATGTAGTACAGGAAGGTGGTTATAACGAAATGCCATATCTTGTAACAAGATGGTCTAAAGCCTCGGGGGAGGAATATGGTCGTTCGCCTGCTTATAACGCTTTACCAGATATTAAAACTCTTAACAAAGCAGTAGAGTTAGGGCTTAAAGCGTGGGCGAAAGCTATTGATCCACCACTTCTAGTAGAAGATGACGGTGTAATTGGTCGTGTTAAGACAAATCCATCGGGTATTACTGTAGTTCGTAGAGATGGCGCAATCAAACCACTTAATACTGGTGCAAGATTTGATGTATCTGATATGAAAGAGTCTGAATTAAGAGGTGCTATTAAACAAGCGTTCTTCTCAGATCAATTAGAACTTCAGCAAGGTCCACAGATGACTGCAACAGAAGTACAGGTTCGTTATGAATTAATGCAAAGATTGCTTGGTCCTACTTTAGGTAGATTCCAAACAGAGTTCCTTAATCCTCTTATTGAGAGATGTTTTGCAATTATGCAACGTAATGAAATGTTTGCACCTGCTCCAGGAGCATTAGATGGTGTTGCTATAGATATTGAGTATGTTGGTCCACTTGCTCGTTCACAAAGAATGGAAGAGGCTACAGCAGTAGAAAGATTGTATGAGATGGCTGCTAACCTTGCACAGATTGCACCAGAAGTTATGGATAACATAGATCATGATGCCGCAATTCGTTCTCGTGCTGAATTGTTAGGTGTTCCTAAAGATATTATGCGTGATCCTCAAGAGATTGCAGAACAGCGTAAAGCACAACAAGAGCAACAAGAAGAAATGATGGCTATGCAACAAGCACAACAAGGTGTTGAGATGGCTGCTACTGCTGCTCCAATCGCTGAACAAATAACACCTGAAAATGTTGAGCAGACACAAGCAGGTGTAGAAGCAATGATGGGGGCTATGGAATAATGCCTAGAGCTATTGCTAAAATAAAAAGAGATTATGCTGATTGTTTTGGGTCTATATCTGGGGGTAAAGTCCTAGATGACCTACGCAAGGCATATCAACTACGGGAATCCTATGTAAAAGGTGACTCGTATGAAACCGCGAGGAGAGAAGGCGAAAGAGCTGTATATCTTCGTATTTTAAATATGTGTAATATAAAAGAGGAATAAAACTATGAGTGAAGAAATGGTCACAGAAACAACGGATAATGCAGTAGTTGCACCTGTTGAGAGTGGTAACCAAGATTGGCGTGAGGGGTTGTCAGAGGAATTACGAGCAGATCCAACGCTTGCAAGTATTAATGATACCGAATCAGCTGCAAAAACACTTATTCATCAGCAGAAGATGATGGGCAGTAGAATACCTATCCCGAAGAATGATGAGGAAATGAGCGAACTATATACTAAACTTGGTAGACCTGAAACAGCAGATGGTTACGAGGTTGATGTACCTACTGGATATGAACAATATTATCCAGAGGAAATGATGAGTTCATTTAAACAAACAGGACATGATTTAGGATTATCACCTAAACAAATGCAAGGCTTAATTGAATGGCAGAAAGGCTCAATAGATTATCAAATGAATCAAGAACAAGTATCTGGCGATGCAAAAGGAGTTGAAACTGAAGAAGTTCTAAAGAAAGAGTTTGGTGCTAACTATGATAAAAGTCTATCCGCTGCACAAAGAGCATTGCGTATCTACGGAACACCTGAACTTCAGCAGAAGTTAGCTGACCCTAGATATGGTAATGATCCAGATCTAATTAGACTACTTGCTAATGCTGGTAAAGATATAACAGAGGATTCAGCACAAGGTACTGCTAATAACTCTCTAGTAATGAGTCCACTTGATGCGAAGATGCGTATTGAACAGATAAATGGGGATAAATCTAACCCTTACTGGGATGCTACAAATCCTAAACATCAGGATGCTCAAGAAGAAATGCGACAATTATTTGATAAAGCATACAATTAGTGGTAAGATAACACGCAAGCGCGGTAAAATGCGCTTGTAACCATACGCTGCCCTCACGGATAACAGCAGGTTAAAGGTAGTTCTTAAACTCGTTTAGTCAACGTAATAGACAGGACACCCGAAAGGATAATGACCGTTTTTTTGTTTAATTATAAAAGGAGGGCGTTATGTCCACTCAAATTACTACTGCATTTGTCGAGCAGTATAAAAGTAATGTATTGCACCTTGCACAACAAAAAGGTTCAAGATTACGCGACACAGTTCGTTACGAATCAGTAACAGGTAAAAACCACTTCTTCGAGAGAATCGGAGCAGTATCTGCACAGAAGAGAACTTCTCGTCATTCAGATACTCCTCGTATGGATACTCCACATTCAAGACGTAGAGTGTCTATGGATGATTACGATTGGGCTGACCTAATCGACCAGGAAGATAAGGTTCGTATGTTAATCACTCCACAGAGCGAGTATGCAATGGCTGGTGCTAATGCAATGGGTCGCGCTATGGATACTGCAATTATTGAAGCTGCAGTAGGTAATGCTTATGGTGGCGTTGCTGGTGGTACTACTATCGTACTTCCATCTGCTCAAAAAGTAGTTCATGGTTCTGCTGGTTTAACAGTTGCAAAGCTTCTTTCTGCTAAGGAAATCTTAGATGGTTCTGATGTAGATGCTGATGAAGAGCGTTTCTGTATTCTTTCTGCAAAGCAAGTAACTGATTTATTAAATACTACTGAAGTTAAGTCTTCTGACTACAACACTGTTAAAGCGTTGGCACAAGGTCAATTAGATACTTTCTTAGGATTTAAGTTTATCCGTTCAGAGCGTTTAGGAACTGATACAGATGGTAACCGTCAAGTTACTGTTTATAATAAATCAGGTCTTGGTCTAGCAATGGGTTCAGAGATTCAAACTCGTATCAGCGAGCGTGATGACAAGAACTATGCTACTCAAGTATTTTTATCAATGACAATCGGTGCTACTCGTGTTGAAGACGAGAAAGTAGTAGAGATTGCGTGTCAAGAGTAATAGGAGGTTATTATGTCTAGCGTAAAAGGTGTAAATATCACCAATATGGATGCAGTACCTGCTGTAATGGCAAGTTCTGCACAAGTTCATGGTCGTATTCGTGTTGCGTATGATTCATACGAGGCATCAGCTCTAGCAAGTGGAAGTGATATTACTATCGCTCGTTTGCCAGCAGGTGCTATTGTGTATGATGTAACTATCGTTCACGATGCTTTAGGTGCTTCTTCTACTTTAAAAGTAGGTGATTCATCTGATGATGATCGTTATATTGCTGCAACAGCTTCAACTGCTGCTAACGGTAAAATCATTATGTCTGAAGATGGCGTAATTGGTGGTTTTGGTTATGAGAATAGTTCTGCAACAGATGTGTTAATCACAACTGGCGGTGCTTCTATTACTGGTACTATCAAATCTGCTGTTTACTACACAGTTGATTAAAAAGTAATAAAACAGAGGGTGTCTTTAATTAGGCATCCTCACTACATTCAGGAGAAGTGATATGGCAACAGCGGTTTCCATTTGTTCAAACGCATTAAGAAAACTTGGTGACGATCCGATCACATCCCTAACTGACGATACAGAAAGAGCAAGACTCTGTAACGCTTTCTACGAACCTACAAGAGATGCTGTATTAAGATCACATCCTTGGAACTTTGCAATAGAAAGACAAGCACTCAGTAAACTTACAACTACTCCAGCATTTGATTATGCTTATGAGTTTACTCTACCAACCAGTCCTTATTGTCTTCGTGTTCTCAAGATGGAATATGATGATTATGATTTTAAGATTGAAGGTAGAAAATTACTATCAAATGAAGGCACTGCAAAGATTCTTTATATTGCACAAGTTACTGATACTGCAAAATTTGACCCAATGTTCACAGAGTTACTTACTGCTAGACTTACAGCAGAATTAGCATACTCTATTACAGGTAGTAATACCTTAACTAAACAGATGTGGGAAATCTATGAGAACAAGGTTTCAGAAGCAAGAAGTATTGATGGTTTAGAAGGATTTATAGACGGGATAGTTTCAGACGAATTTACATCATTCAGGGGTTAAATGGCTAGAGTACATCCATTTCAGTCTAACTTTACTGCTGGGGAGTTAAGTCCTCGCCTTGAAGGACAAATAGACTTTAAGAAATATTTTAACGGTTGTAGTGAATTAACCAATATGATTGTCTACCCTCATGGAGGGGCAGCTCGTAGAGGAGGCACATACTTTGTATCTGAAGTAAAGACTTCTGCTAAGGAAGTAAGGCTTGTTCCTTTTGAATTTAATGTAACTCAATCCTATGTACTAGAGTTTGGTGATACTTATATTCGTTTCTATAAGGACAACGGTCAGATTCAATCTGGTGGTTCTGCTTATGAAATATCATCACCATATCTTGAGGCTGAATTACCAGAATTACATTTTGCTCAATCAGCTGATGTTATGTATATCTGTCATAGTAATCACGCACCAAGAAAGCTATCAAGAACTGGTCATACATCTTGGACATTAACAACGCCTACATTTCAGTGGAAAGCCTCATCTCCTTGGAATAGTAGTAACGGATACCCAAGAACAGTATCATTCTACGAACAAAGGTTGTTCTTCGCTGGCACTTCTGCAAAGCCTCAGACTATCTGGGGTTCTAAGACAGCTTCATACGAGGATATTCGTACTGGTACTAACGCAGATGATGCACTAGAGTATGCTATTGCCACTAACAAGGTAAATGTAATTAGATGGCTACAACCAAGTAGAGACTTAATTGTTGGTACAGGTGGTGGTGAATTTAAAGTAGGTCGCCCAACAGGTGAACCTTTGACACCATCTAACGTAATGGTAACTCAACAAACTACATACGGTAGTTGGACTATTCCACCAGTACAAATCGGTAATGCTATTTTATTTACACAGAGAGCAAGACGTAAAGTTCGTGAGTTCTCTTACCAGTATCAGAGTGACGGTTATATTGCTCCAGATATGACACTCTTAGCAGAACACATTACAACAGGTTATCTAAAGGATATGGACTATCAGCAAGAGCCTGATTCTATTGTATGGTCTTGTACTTCAACAGGAAAGCTATTAAGTATGACTTATGAGCGTCCAGAAGATGTTGTTGCTTGGGCAGAGCATGAAATTGGTGGTACAGATGTTGAAGTTGAAAGTGTTGCAGTAATTACTAATGCTACACAGGATCAATTATGGGTTTCTGTAAAGAGAACTGTAAATGGCTCAACAGTAAGATATATTGAATATATAGACCCTGAGTTAAATGTAGACTCGGGTATTACTGGTATAGTATCGACTGCTACAACTTCTGTAAGTGGACTTTCTCATTTAGAAGGGGAAACGGTTAAGATTGTTATAAATGACGCTGTATTCCCAGATGCAACGGTATCAAGTGGCGCTATTTCTATATCAGTACCTACAGGCTGGACTAATGTTCCGATTGAAGTAGGGTTAGGCTATACATCTACATTAAAGACTATGCGTGTTGAGGCAGGCTCTCAAGCAGGCAAGGCACAAGGATTAAAGAAAAGATGGAATGAGGTTAAAGTTAGATTGCTTAATACAACAGGTGTTAAGATTAATGGCGACCAACTTCCTTTTAGAACATCATCAACTCCTATGAGTTCAGGTATCGGTTTATTTACAGGTGATAAACGAGTTACTAATCTCGGATGGGATAGAGATGGTATTATTGAAATTAAACAAGAACAACCTTTACCATTAACGGTATTAGGTATTCATGGTACATTAACGGTGAGCGATTAATTATGGCATCAAGTGGAGAATATGCAGGCGGTATAACAGCAATCGCAGGTGGTGTTATAGCTGCAAGAGGAGCAATGCAAGCTGGTAAAGCTTCTTATGCTGCTGGACAAGTTGAATATCATCAAGAATTAGAAAGAGCGCATTACGAAGCTAAAATTCTTCAGCGTCAAATGCTAGAAGCAATGCACATGCAATTCGCACAAGCAGGTGGCGCAGGTGTAGCTGTAGGTGAAGGCTCTCCTATGTTAGTTGCTATGCAAACCTTAAATAATTTACAAGAAGATAAAGCACAGATATATAGAACTGGTGCTAAAGATGCTTGGAAGTTCTGGCAAGCTGGAGCAGATAAATTCTCAGCTGCACAGTCACAAGCAACAGGTTCACTACTTGCTGGTATAGGTAAAGCAGCAAGCATAATGGGATAACACATGGCAATTACTATTAGATCAAGACAAGGAACACAGATAGGCTATAAAGGCACTTCTGGTGGTAGTGTATCGTGGGTTAATCAGGCTGGACAAGCTGGTAGACAAATAACAGCATTAGGTCATACAATGATTAACGTTGCAGATGATGTTAAGAAATTCTTCAATGATGAAGTAAGTGAATCAGAGATTCGTCAGCAAGTTGATGATATGCAGGTTGCTTATTTAAAACAATCTCGTGCATGGCATAAAAACCTTCGTGAAGGTGGTTTAGCTAAAGATGCAAACGGTGTACCAACTCAAGAGATAGATCCTAACTATTACACAGACATCTCTAATCAGAATCATGATACATTTTGGAAAGATTATGTAGAAGATAAGGGATACGATCCTAAAGCTGTATCAGCATTTGGTGTTTATTTCCAGGACAAAGGACAAGAGGCTTTCAACAAGGCTGACCAGTGGGGAATGAAGCAACGCTATTCTAAGCTGAGAGCGAAAGATGCTATTAATATCAAAGAACACATGATAACAATCACAACTGATCCTTTGGTTGAGAATAAACAGTCTGCTTTTGATGCACTACAGAATATGCACCTATCTGGCGCTCCTCATAGAGACGGCAATGAGTGGAAGAAAATCATGGATGACGCTCAAACTGTTTTAGTTGAGGAAATTGCAACCACTAATGCTTATGGACAACAAGGTCGTAACTTAGACCCTTCAGATTTAGTGAATGGATATACAGAAGTAGATTACAGTAATGCTATTAAACGTATTAATGCAGACCCAACTTTAACCAAGGATCAGAAGGAACGTATCGTTAAAAGCATGGCTTCTAATCGTAAGACTCGTATAGCAGTTGAGGAGACAGCTAGAGCTACTGCAGACAATGCTACTCAATCTGGATTCTCTGCACTTCATTCTCAAGGTAAGCTAACACTAGCTATGATTGAAAACTCTAACATTGATTTCGAACAAAAGATGTACTGGAAAAGTCAATTAGAAGGCGGTAGTAAGAAGCCTTGGAAGGGTGATTACAATACTATTAAAGACACTATCCTTTCTGGAACTTGGTCTGAAGAGAATGATATTGCTCGTACTCCAGAGGACATTAAGCAAGCGGTAAGAGTAGCAGCCAACGAAAAGAACATCCCAGCTGATGAAGTTGAGAAGTTAATGAAAGACGTAGAGGAGGTTGCTAAAGCAAGCCCTATAACTGTAAAGAAGAAAGCTGCTAGAGTCCATGCTAAATCATCATTTACTGGAGATTTATCAACATTTGAAAAGTTAATGCTTGGTCAGAAAGGCAAGAGTGTTATGGCATCTGAAGCTCAAGAAGCTGCTGAGAATAAGCTGTGGAAGTACGATACCATGATTGAGAAAGAATTAGCAGAAGGTCGTAAAAATGGACTTACTTGGAACAAGATGCTTTCTCCTAGTAGCCCTGACTACATCGTTAATGATATTATCGACACGATTAACAGCATTGAGCCAAATGTAGTGGAAAAAGTTGATCCAGTAGAAGAGACAGACCCTACATTAATTGAAAGCGCTATTGACGCTGTATCGGAGTTTGATACTGGTGCAGAAAAAGTATTTGATAAGGTTGTAGACCTTGTGTCTCCAGATGGTCCAGTAGTAGATAAAAAGGTAGTTGCCCAGCAGGTTGTAGATAGTGGTCAAACAATTCACAAGGTTTACGGTAGAGCATCATACTTCCCATTAGGGACTACTCCTGTTCAGGCAAAGGCTCAAACAGATTCAAGCATGGCAGAAATACAAACTGGTGATGCAAGAATGAGAGTTGTGTTTGATAGTGAACATCCAGGATATTCTCAATACCTTGATGGCAGAGAATCAATGAAAGCGTGGAAAGAACGTATGGCGATTATGGGGTATGATATTACCAGTAAGATTCGTCAAGATGGCTACAGATTAGAATTACAAGATGTCGTGCTAACTGACGAAGAAATTGCTGCAGAAATGGAAAGAATTGCTAACGAAATTGAGGCTGATTAATGACAACACTACAAGATGCTGGGCAATGGGGTTTTACACCTGATGAAATTAATGCAGAAGCGTTAAGAATACAAGATACTGCCAAGCAATGGGGTTTCACTGATGCAGAGATTGAAGCAGAAGAGGGTATCAAGAACTCTAACTGGGTTCGTACTGTTACTAATGTCAATAAACCAACACTCTCAACAATCACAGATAGATTAGATTCTGGCTATAGTCCTTACATAGAGATAGGTGGTCGTAAAGGTAAGTTCAATTTCGATATTCCTAAACGTGAAGACGATAAAACACCAGGATTTCAATATCAGTTTGAAGCTAATGATGGTAACAACTACTGGTTTCAATTAGAAAAAGACTATCAAGGTGGGCGTTGGGATGAAGCAGAGCATGCAGAAGCAAACTACAATGAATACAAGGCATGGGGTGCAGAAACTAGAAAAGAGCTACTAAACCAAATGTGGGCAGGCTCTCCTCAAATTGCAGAGTTTATTGATGAATCTGTAAAGAATGATGTTCCATGGGTAAACGTTCAGGCAGGATTAAAACAGTTTAATACTTATCGTCAAATTTCAAACTCTGATACAGTTGGCAAGCCAGAAGTAGATGAAAACCTAGTGGCAATGATAGAGAATTATAAGTTAATGGAGCTGACCAAAGGCAAGGGTTTTGCTATGATGCCAGAGTTTGAAATACCTGAAGATGCAAGTGAAGAAACACGCGCCTTCATGGAGAAAATTCTTAAAGTTAAGCAACTTGCTAAAGATGATCCAAAAGGACTATTAACTAAAGAGTGGAAGTGGGAAGATGTTCCTGGGTATGGTTATGACTCTGCAGTAGTTGGTTTAGCGCATGAATTTCTAAAAATTAGAAACGGTGATGAAGACGCAATACAAAGTGCAGCTGAAATGATACTAACACTGCAGGCTTACGAAAACCAAGACTGGGGTAAGAAGACTTTATTCCGTATATCTGGTATTGGAAGTGAGCTGCCTATAATGATTCCAGCAGGTGCTGCTGGCGCTTGGTTTTGTGGAACAGCTGCTGCACCAGGAGGACCAGCAGTGGCAGGTATTGCAGGAGCAGGTTGTGGCATGGGAACAGCATTTGCAGCGCCAGCATTCTTTAGAGACTTGCTTACTAATCTTATGGATGAGGAGATGGGTGTTGTAGACGCTCATGGCGTGTTTGACTTATTAGCATCTGCTGCTGAAGAAGGTAGTTGGGAATTTCTAATCGGAGCTTTGACAGGCGTTGTTGGTAAAGGTACAGCTATGACCATGGAGACTCTTGGTGTAACAAACAAGATTGTAAAAGGTGGTGCAACGCTTACAACTGAAACTACAACAATGGTAGGGGCATCAGGACTTGTGCATGACTACACCCCAACATTGCAAAACTTCACAGATACTGCAATCGACCTATTAATTCTTAGAGGTGGTAACAAAGGATTTAAAGAAACCAAAAGCCTAATGAAGCGTAAATACCAAGGTACAGAGTATTACGTTCGTAAGAATTTAATGAAGTTATACGCTAAGTCAGGTATCGACCCTAGAGCGGTAAAAGAACATATTAAAAATAATCCAGAGCTTGCTAGAGAATTAGTAGAAACATTAGGCAAGAAGAACTTTGTAATGCCAGATTATTACATGCGTCATGTTGCAGAAGTAATGAATCGTCTTGAGCAGGTATCTCGTAGCACTATTAAGGTGGGCGAGCAGGATTTCCAAGTATCAAGATACTATGATGCCAAGAATGGTGAGATGGAAGTGATGTCACGTTTTGACGGTGAGTTTAAAGGCTTGCCAGATAAGATTACTTTCAAATTAACTGAAGATGGTAACTGGACTATTAAGGAAATGGAAGGTGACTTGAGCATTAAAGGTATTCAAGCTATTGCTGATTTTGCAGAATCTAAAGGTAGACAAATTATTAGAACAGAAGGTTTTGATGAAGTTTACAAAATCATAGAAATGCGTCAGGAGAAAGTTGAAACACTTGATCCTAGAGATCAAGCTGCAGTAGACCTAATGGAAGGTGTTAAACAGACAGCTGAAGAACTTCGATCCCTTGGTAAAGAAAAAGAAGCTGTTGAAGTAGAAACAGAAGGTAGAAACCTATTAGAACAGGCAGTGGGTAAAGACTATCTTCAACAAGCTGAAGCAAAAGTAACAGAGTATGAAGCGTTTGCAATAGATAAAGCAGCGAAAGATGCTGCTAATGCTGAGTATAGAGCAACAGGGTTTTATCCACCAGAAACAGTATTCAAAGATACATTTGGCAAGATAGATAAATTAGAAATACCTAAGCATGATATTGAAACACAATTAATTGCAACTCATTCTACAGAGTCAGCAAATATAGCTATTATCGCTGAAAAGGGGTTTGATGTTTCTAAAGGTAATGGATTCTTACACTTTGGTAATGACGCTCAAGCAAGAGGACGTGCTTCAGGAATGAATGACGCTTCATTTGTTAGAGTTCAAGTTAAGTATAACAAGCCACTAGATGCCCGTATTTGGGAGAATTTTGATGAGGCTACTGAAGGGTTAGGTACTCCGTTAATGACGGCTACATTCCTTAAAAACTTATCCAGAGAATATGAGAACCATCCAGCTAAATTAACTGACGCAGAATTTAATACTATTCGTAATGAGCAAAGTATTCAAGCACAGAGTTTAAAGTTAGCAGAAATTCTACAGACTAGAGGTTATGACGCTATTATCTACAAGAATGAAGTAGAGGCTAAAGGCGATTCAGTAGCAATTATGAGTAATGCTAATATGAGAGCATTAGGTTATGCCAAGTCTACTACTAAAGGTGAAGCTGAAGCGCTTGGTGCTGATAGAGGAATTATTAAAGGCTTGCCTTTTAGCTTTAAAGAGCAGTTGCAAGACATAGCAAAAGATGACGGCATTAATTACTATGACTATTCCAATAAAGAAATCATAGCCGAAGCTAAAGAGTTTAAGCTACGTTTTGATGGGAACATTGGTAGGATGGAGCAGGATATGCTCAATGGTGACTTCGGTGCTTCAGATAAAAAACAAGCACAGAAGAGTTACAGAGAGATAAAGAAGTTTTTGAAGAAGTTTGAAGAAAGTAGTGGCGAGAAGGTTGCTGAAGAGGCGTTCAACTTTACTGGCGCACCAGAAGCTAGAGTAACACCTAAAGGTATGGCTTCAGATGGTGGTTACAATCTAAGTTTAATTGAGGGTAGTACACAAGCTAACAAGATTATGACTATGCCAGCATTAGTAGAGATAGTTGATCTATTGATGGATGGCAAACTACCAGGCATCTATAAGAATCTAGGTGAAGGTACTCAAGGTTTATTTTCTCATATTCCTGGAAAAGGTAAAGAAACTGGAAAGATTAAACTTCGTGCTGATATATTCAAAGACCCTAAGATGGCTGCTAAAACTGTAGCTCATGAGATTGGTCACATGGTTGATTGGTTAGAAGGTGCTGAAAACTATACAATGTCAAGAGGTAATATTCTTGGTCGTTTAGCGAGTTTAAAAAAATACCTTAATACCTACATGGAAGGTAGACCTGGCGGTAAGAAGCCACTGACCCAGAAAGAGAAGAATAAGTTACGTTATGAGGCTGAAAAGTTCATTAAGAATGAAGTTAAAGCAATATCTGAAGTTCCTGAAATTAAAGAATTAGGTATTACTCCACAGCAGATAAAAGACATTTTTACTGGTGTTATGAAGCGTGCTGATGTAGACCCAAGAATATTCCAGCTTATATCAGATGCAGGTAAAAAACTAAAGAAAGATATTACTAAGACTGCAATGCGTGGCAAGATTCATCCAGAGATATTAAAAATTATTAATTCTGGTAAAGAAAAGAAAGCTCCATCAGAAGACATTCGTAAGAGAGTATTAGAGAAATATCATGAGATGTTTGAGAAAGAAGTAACAGCTAGAGAGTTACTAAGTCGTGATGTTGTGATAGAAGAGCTGAAGAAGGTTACTCAAGCATGGCGACCTTTTGATGAAAACGCTAACCCTAAGTACACTAAGTATCGTCATAATTCAAAAGAACTATATGCGGACTTCTTTAGTGCTTTAATGACTAATCCTCAGTTTGCTAAACTAACTGCACCAACAGCGTATGAAGGTTTCTTTAATTTCATTAACTCTAAGCCTAAATTCAAACAAGCTTATGATAAGATTCAAGAAGAATTAACTAACGGTAAGACACTAGATGCTGCTGAATCTAAACTTAGAAAAGGATTCCAAGAAGGTGAAAAGAAGTTTTTTGATCGTCTTGACCAGAATGAAGCAGTCTTTAAAGGCAAGGGTAGAGAATTTGCAAAGATTTTATTAGATCAATACTGGTATATTATTTCAGATGTAAAGAACTACAAGTCTAGCAATATTCCAGATTCTAAAAACCCTATCTTTAAGATTGATGAAATGCGTTACCAAGCATCAGAAGCTGAAGGTTATATGAATGACATGAGTAGTCGTGTTGTTGATAGAATGGAAAAATCAAACATTTCTCATGATGATATGGGAATATACATGTTCCTAAGACGTGTTGTAAAAGAGCGTGGTGAACTAGCTAACCCAAGAGGATTTGATGAGGCATCAGCAGCTAGACGCATGGCTGAAATGGAAGCTAGAAGCCCTATACTGTCAGAATTAGCTAACGAGTATTGGACTATTCGTAAAGAGTGGGTAATTGATAGACTAGAACAAACTAACATGTATCCTAAACATCTTATGGATAAGCTGAAAGATAATGATGCGTATGCTAAGTTTGATGTAATTGAGTATATGGATGCACACTTCGGTCCAGGTACTGGTGGTCGTATCTTTGGACAGATTGGTACATTGAAAGATATTGCTAATCCTTTCACTACAACAATGCTTAATGACATGATGCTAATGAGAGCAGCTAGTCAGAACATTGCATTACATACTACGATTGATTTTTACAGAACTGCTAATAAGACTGATCCACAAGTATTTGCTTTTGAGCCTGCTAAGAAACGTTTCACAGGTAAGTTTAACGAGTTCATTGAATCTACTAATCCAGATTTGAAGCTGGTAAGAGTTCTAAGAAACGGAAAGATGGAAGGTTATTACTTGGATAAGTATGTAGCTGAGGCATTTGAAAGAAACCCATTAGATGGTAATGCAGTAATTAATGCTACAAGAACATTTAATAACGCTATTAGAACGGTATTAACAGATATTAATCCAGGTTTCTGGATGGTGAATATGGTTCGTGACTACAATCGTACTGTTAAAAACTTGCCAGCAACAGGTTCAGATAAAGTTATTCCTTACAAGCAGTTCTTACAATATTTCAAATACTGGAAGCAAGGTTTTAAGCCAGCATTACGAAGTGTTTACGGCATTCCTGATTCTATCATCAAGGAAATGTATAAGAATAATGAGTTAATCTCTATTGAAGAAAGAGGTAATGACTTTAAAGCTGATACTGAAGCAGAGCGTTTATTAAAGCGTCATCATCAGAAGCCTCATGTATGGAAAAAAGAAATTACAATGCCTCTCAAGTGGTTGTATCGTCATATGACAAACATGGGTCAAGCTATTGAAAGACAAAACAAAGTAGCTGCTCACTTGTATATTAAAGAGAAATTCCCAGATATGTCACCTGAAATGCAAGGACACATGATCCGTGTACAAGCAGGTTCTCCAGCATTCTTGAGAAAAGGTACTGGCAACCCAGTAGTTAATAATATATTCATGTTCTCTAATGCTATGAAAGAGGGTTGGCGTGGTGACTTAGAGGTAATGAAAGACAGACCTGCTGAATACATGTACAAGACAATTCAGGCTAATATTATCCCTAAGATGTTAATGCATGGCATGGCTGTTGGAATGTTTGGTGATGAAACTAAAACAATCATGGACGGTATATCTGAGTACGATAAGATGAATTACATCATTATTCCTATTGGGTTAGGTGAGAATGGTGAGTCTATCTACTTCAGAATACCTCAAGATGAGACTGGACGTGTATTTAGCGGTGTAGCTTGGAAGATATTTGGACAAGGTAAAGAGCAAGATATTAGGTCTGTAATTGACTATACAGCTGGACAACTACCTACATTATCACCAGTATTAACCTCTATAAGCGCTATGAAAGACTATATGTCAGGGCAAATGCCTTATGATAACTTTAGACAACGTTCTGCTATCAATCAAACTACATGGGATGCAGGATTCCCAGAACGTGACAAGGCTATGACTGGTTATATGTGGAATACTATGGGTGGTGGCATCTATAAGAGATACGACACACAAAACCTGGAAAAGATTAAAACTGATCTTGAAGAGTTACTTCACTTCCCTATCTTGGAGAATACTATAGGTAGGTTCTTAAAAGTATCTGACTATGGTATTAGACAAGAACTGACTAATGCAGCAGAAGGTGTTAAGCAAGAGTCTGCACAGCAAACACTAGCAGCCAACCATGCCATCAACCAAATTGCACTTGATCCAAGCTATCAGATGACTGATGATGAGATTATGGCACTAGCTGCAAAGAGCAATAGCTTAGATAAAAAAGCTCAAAGAATCTTTGCTAATATATATGGTAACGTATTTGTACAAGAGCTAATGAAAGCACCATCAATTAAAGCAAGAGAGGCAATGTTTGAAAGAGTGAGAGAATTAGCTAAAGAGGGTAATTTACAAGCTCAGGAATATTTAGGTATCACAGATGAATAATTTGTTATAATCGACAACAATTAGAGGTTAAAAATGGCAGTATCAAGCACAACAAGTAAAGTAAGTTATACAGCATCAGCATCACAGACCGTATTTGCGTACACATTTAAGATATTCGCAGATGCAGATTTAAAGGTTTATGTTAATGATGTACTTAAAACACTAACAACAGACTACACAGTATCTGATGCAGGGGAAACTGCAGGCGGTAATGTTACCTTTGGAACAGGATTATCAGCTTCCGATTCAGTAGTAATTGAAAGAGTCTTAACCCTTACCCAAGGAACGGACTATGTAGAGAACGATCCTTTCCCAGCAGAAACTCACGAAGATGCACTAGATAGATTAACTTTTATCACACAACAACATCAAGATGCTTTAGATAGAACAGTTAAATTTGCTACTACGGTAACAGATGTAGGTGATGTAGAGGTATTAGGTTCAGCTACAGCTAGAGCAAGTAAATTATTTGCATTTGATTCTTCTGGTGGCTTAGACATTACTCAAGAAATCGGAGTTTACAAAGGTGGATGGGCTGCAACTACTGCTTATGTTGTTCGAGATATTGTTAAAGATACTGGTAATAATAATATTTATATTTGTAATACCGTTCATACTGCTAGTGGTGCTTTACCAATTTCTAGTAATGCTGATTCAGCCAAATGGGATCTAATTGTAGACGCAGCAGCAGCAGCAACCTCTGCTACCGCAGCAGCGACTTCAGCTACGGCAGCTGCAAGTTCTGCCACAGCAGCAGCTAGTTCAGCTTCAGCAGCAGCTACTTCTAAAACTGGAGCAGATGCTGCTCAGACAGCAGCTGAGACTGCTCAGACAGCAGCTGAAACAGCAGAAACTAATGCAGAAACTGCTGAAACTAACGCTGAAACAGCAGAGACTAACGCAGAGACAGCAGAGACTAACGCAGCGTCTAGTGCAACAGCAGCAGCTTCTAGTGCTACCTCTGCTTCAACAAGTGCATCAACTGCTACGACAAAAGCAACAGCAGCAGCTTCTAGTGCGACAGCGGCTGCAAGTTCCGCAACGGCAGCTGCGACATCAGCCACTAACGCTGCGACATCAGCCACGACTGCATCCACTCAAGCAACAAATGCTGCTACTTCAGCAACAACTGCTACGACTCAAGCTTCTACTGCTACTACTCAAGCAACAGCAGCAGCAGCGAGTGCAACAGCAGCAGCAGCTTCAGCAGATGCGTTTGATGATGTCTATCTAGGAGCTAAGGCTTCTGATCCAACATTAGATAATGATGGTGATGCTCTGACAGCAGGAGATATGTACTTTAATACAGGTACAGATAGAATGAGAGTTTATTCTGGAAGTGCTTGGGCAGATGTTGCTTTAGATAGTGCAACAATAGTTACCAAAACTTCAGCTACTGGTTCTGGAGTTCTTCCAGCAGGTACAACAGCACAACGAGATGGTTCGCCTTCAGCTGGTTATCTAAGATGGAATACAACAGACACTAGTGCTGAGGTATATGACGGTTCAGCTTGGGCTGCAGTAGGTGGAGGTAATACTACTGATGAAGGCTTATATGAACATTCACATACTATCAGTGCTAACTACAGCATAACTAGCGGTAACAATGCTTTAACTGCTGGACCAATTACAATTAATACAGGAGTCTCAGTCACAGTACCTACTGGTTCGACTTGGGTGATAGCATAATATGAGTAAAGTTAAGATTAAAGGAAACGCTTCGGGTACTGGTGTACTGACTATTGAAGCTCCTAATACGGATACAGATAGAACGATTACGTTGCCTGATGAGGATATTACTTTAGGTGGTGGCGTAGATGGTATTGTTTCAACGGCTAATGCTACGGCTATTACTATTGATAGTAGTGAGAATGTAGGAGTGGGAACTTCGTCACCTAGTGTTGCACTTCAAGTAGAAGATTCTGATTTTCATCAAGCGTATTTTAAAGGAACAAGTACAGTAGGTGGTATAAGACTAGGTAACTCTGTTTATGATAATGGTTTTATCTATTATGATAACGGTGCTAATATGCTGTTTAATACAAACAGCACAGAACGTATGCGTATTACATCAGACGGCAGAGGCTTGTCGCAATTTACTGCGAAGGCTTGGGTGAACTTTAATGGTACTGGTACTGTAGCTATTCGTGATAGTCATAATGTGAGTAGTATTACTGATAATGGTACTGGTGATTATACAATTACCCTTTCTAATGCTATGGCGAACACAA